TAATAAATTTATACCGCCTAGACCAAATGCCAGTATTTCAATTATGGTGGTACTGATCGGTACATAATTAAATACCACCTCATTGGTTTCATAGTCTATAATATAATCTTGAACCAGTTCTTGTTTGATTTTATTAATGTAAACAATTACTGAATTGTTTTCTAATATATTAATACCTATGGCATATTTAAATTTTACACCGTCCGAATATGCAATGGTATTTTGTATCAGGGCAGATCCTTGAGGATAGGTGTGGAACACTTTGATGCTTACACTTTCTAGCACTTGGCCGGGAATGTTTTCTTCGGGCGCTGGCACTTGATCTGGGCTAATAAATTTATCGCCGTCTACGACAATTTCTTCGGCTGTGAGGCCGTTGGCTGTTTGATACGCACCACTAATATTTGATAGTGATCCGCCACTCAATTTAGTATCTAAAAGATTTACGTCGGTGATGGTCACTGATCCGTCACTGTCTAACTTGCGGAAGATCAATGTATCACCTGGTTCTACACTGATATATTGACCGATTTCAACTACTCTAGTAGATCCATCTCCTACAAATGTAGGCATCTGGGCGTTGGGATTAGTGGCATTTGAGCTGTCCCAATTTTGAATCCAATTAGGATCATCTACTCTAATTGTTTTAGGGGCAGTGATTCCTGATTCTATAATAACTTGTGGATTTGTGGTGCCGCCGAGTGTTTGTATATCGCCCGGAATCCTGGTTCCCGAAGGTTTCCAATATACAGAAATCTGTTCTCCCGCTGCAGGAATAAATGGCAATGTTACTGCAATAGTACTTCCGTCGGCCACATAATAAAAATCACTGTTAGATTCCACGCTGTCCCAACTGTCAGTAAACCACGGAAGAGCATCCCAGCCGCCGGTAACATCAAAAGTTGTTCCTTGAATTTGTACACCGCCAAAATCTATACCGGTCATTAGTTGTGCCAGTTCATTGCCTCGCATTCCGTCAGTGGGTGAATAGTAGTTTTCGATTCTGTTTATACTGTCAAATAATTCTACATTCTTTTCGTAGTTGATTTCTATTATATCACCTAGAGTTGGGGTTGTATTGAAAATTAGTTTGCCTTTGATCAAGCTATATGTATCCGTTGTGGAAGTATACAATGTGATTGTATATTCACTGTTCAATACAATTTGATTATTTTTAGTTATTGAAATCTTGCTCTTGTCTCTATTAGGTGCATATTGCAATTGGAAAACTGCAGAAACTCCTGTGGCTGTAAAAATTTCAGATTTGGTAAATGTTTGGTATATTCCTTGTTTAGCAATTCTATCAAATTTCACAGTAAGATCAAATGTTCTTACCGCAGTTTCACCAATTGTGGCCACAGCTTTGGCAATGCTTTGACTGGTACCATTGCCGCCAACTAGACTGACACTAGGGGCCTGTGTATAACCCTGACCTTTGGTTAGAACCTTTACAGCTACAACACTGCCATTGGCCACAAATGCCTGAGCTGTTGCGCCGGCGCCGTTGCCTTCAATTATTACACTAGGGACTTCTGTGTAATCAGCACCCCCGTTAGACACAGTAATTTCAGTAACAACGTATCCGTTGTTGTCAGTCCACCATTTCCAAGGATAACTAGTGAATCTGTCGCTGTTTGATCTAATTGGTAATATTTTTCCATCTTGAGTAGAGTACTCTGGAGGTAGGTCAAAATCAGTGGTTCCCGAATACGAAGTATCCCTATCTGTGTATTTGGAAATATATTCTCTAATTGTGGTTCTATAGGGTTTGATTTCTTCTATGTATTCTTGAAAGTTTTCTAAATTATCGTTTTTGTAATTTATTTTTTGCTCTAAATCGCCAACATTGTGAGTAGCGTTTAAGAAACTTGTTTTGAAGGCCCAATCAATATATGGTTGCTCTACAAATGCATATCGAATACTGGTAAAGAATAATTTATTCCATTCTACTCTAAGGTCTTCAGTAAAAATATCTTCTTTAGTTGCTTTTAAAATGTTACGCAATTCTTGTGTGGGATTTATATCATACACATCAGCATCAAAAGAAATAGCGTTGTCATATCCTATATTTTGTACAGCCACTAGATCGTCAATTATTAAATTGATGGTGCCATTTTTTCTGCCAACAAGAATATAATTGTCTAAAATATTACCCTGAGTAGGCTCAGTTTTTTCTAAAACTGCCCAACCGCCATTGGCAAATTCTTGAATACGTATTAGATCACCTATATTGACAGCTATTGACGGTTCTTGATAAAGATCGGTAATTTCTTTGACTATTCTTGAAGTCACTCCGTACCCGTCTTGCCACCAATCAATGTATTCCCAATATTTGCTGGTATTAAAAGCCTGAGACTTAGACCTAAAGAAAGTTTTTCTTATATCGTCCCAGGAATAGATACTCCAATAATTGTTGATCGAACTATCTTGTGCAACCAGTACAGAAAAATATCTTATTTCTGCTACGACAGATGTATAACGACGACCCTTGGACAACACTGTCACAGAATTTATCCTGCCTTGACTGTCGGTAGTGACCCGTGCTGTGGCTCCTTGACCGTTTCCTTCAAGGTTGACGAATGGAGCATTTCTATAACCAAATCCCGAATCAATGATATCAATTGTATCAATTTCTCCGTCAACAATATTGGCTTTTAATACAGCTTTTTTCACCCTTGTTGTTCCCACTTCTGCAAGATCAGTCAGCGTGTCTACCCGTACATCGTATTGATTTAATACACTGGAAGGTTCTGGATCAACTGATCCAAGATTGATAAAATTCAAAGTATCGGAAAACGCTCGAGTTTTTAATACTGAATTGATGTTGATAATTACTGTTTTTAAAATGGCAAATCTATCTTTGAACATTGTCTGACGGGGTCTAAAACTTAGACCATATCGCTGCTTGATAGGTATACCGGCGTCCGGCACTATGTTACCAGCAAGGTCATACCCTACCAAACTGTCTATCCATTTGGCTTCTAGGGTTTCTGTTGGGAGACTGTCTGCAACCCCTTCGGTCAATAACTGATATTCATTGTGAATAGAATTCAAGGCTTTTAGATTTTTTCTATATTGAATATTAATCAACGCGGTATTTGAAGAAATCAAAGATTCAAAATTGAAAGCCAATAAAGTATCTGCGGCTATCGGAGATAGTATAGGCTGTCCTGTGCCTATTGGATTTTCAATATAGCTCTTTACATCCAATGCTGTAATTCTTCTGCCTGGAACATTTTTTGGCACTATATTTTTATTCTTGACCCAATAATAATATTTTGTATCTGTAGTTTCACCTGTTGAAGAATTGGTTAAAATCTTTACAGAATACGCTGTGTTATCCGGGTATAGCGGCTGGCCTGAAATTCCTTGTGCAAGACCTTCAGTTGTATCTGCTAACACATTCCATCTGCTGGGCAAATATTTTGATTCTACCCATTCATACACATCTATGCTGGCGCCGTAGGCTAATTGATTCCAGTTGCCAATTCGATAGGAAATATCACCCTGTTCATAGAGCAACCACTTGGCAGTACTTAGGTCCCACCACAGTTCTCCAACGTGTTTTTCAAACCAGGCCTGGGATTCATCAACTTCTTGTTGATCGGTGCCGTTGGTATATGTTGCAGGATCGTACAGCGTTTTGAATTTTAATTCTTGTTCGGCTGCACCTAGTATTTTTAATTTGTAATGATCAACTATTTCAATATCTGAAATTTTCACATTGGTTTCATTGTCGTATATTGAAATGTTTTTAAACAATTCTATATCAGTTAGGTCTTGTCTTGAGGCGATGGTATTCCACGGATTTTTAGTTGTATCTTTAGTAAACAATCTAACCTGGCCAGTTTCAATAACTTCTGCGCTGCCGGTATATCCGCTACCTCCATAGGACACAAACAACTTAGTTATAGTACCAGCAGACATCGACTGTACTTTGATACGAGCTTTGTCTGCAGATCCATTAATTTCAATAGCATCGGTATCATCGTCGAAGTCACTAACAGTATATCCAGCTCCAGAATCTTTAGCTATAGCAGATACAATAACTCCGTCTTGTATTATTACATCTACTGTGAGTGCATTATTGCCGCTGGCTCCCAATAGAATAGTAGTTGTAAAATTAACACCTATTCTATAAACTGTATCTCGATATGTAGGAGATCCCACTGCTATCACAGATCCCACACAGTCTACACTAGAACCAAATGATTCCCAGTCTTGTAGGTCTGGTACATATAATTTTTCTGTTAGGTGATATGTTTGATCTTTTCTTTCAAACACATAGACCTGGCCTGTATTGCCTTCGTCAGAACTAAATGTGGTGTTAGTATTATCAAAAGATGTTGAACCTTGATCATATATTGTAAACAGGTTAAAACTGGCATTACTGGCACCTACAACTATTTTTTCTGTTGCGGGACTAATGCTGATAGCAGACCCAAAATACTCGTTGGCATAATTTTCGTGGCTGATTAGTCTTTGTTTCAATCTATAAGAAATAGTATCTAACTGTGCGGACTTAAACACAAACACTGCACCTTGATCGGTAGATTTTACATCTGCTTGTGGGCTACTGGCAATAATTGTAGTTCCGTTATAGTCAATGTCTACTGCTGCTCCAAACTTGTCTCCGGTATTTAGGTTGTCAATATTTACAACATCGCTAATTTCAATCAACGACCCAGCAGTGATAGTTTGAGCTAGTTCGTAAACATCATTGGTATTTCTTTTATAGATAAAAATCTTCCCAGAAGGATTAGAAATTTCAGAGCTAACAAAAGTCCACGGACCTTGTAGACTGCTGTTTGTGGGCACATCATTTTTACTAGTAGTTATATAAGTAGAATCTTCAGACGAATCTGCTTCGCCGCCTGTAAGAGGATCATAGTCGACTAATCTATAATAATCTCCATTATATTTTACTATATCATCTTCGTAATATGTTTGATAATGTGCCCATACCCCTTTATAGTTGGCAATGTATATTCCGTCACTTTCAGGAGCCCCGACTACTAATACACTGCCGTCTCGACTCATGGCCTGACTTTGGCCAAACATATCACCAGCTTTAATCAATTCTGCAAACTGATAGGATGTCCATCTTGCTGTACCTGTACCTGAACCAACTCCAGTGGCTTTAAACGTTAGGCCGTCACCGGCTGCAGGATTATTACCGATAAGTTGAAAATTTGTAGTACCATAATCTTCAATTCTATAGATTTCACCTAGTTTAAAATTGCCAGCTGTGACCAAAGGATATATCGATCCCAGAATAGCTGTAGAGCTGTCTTGAAGAATTGGAAGAACATTTCCACTGTCAATCAAGGCAATGTTAGATGGTAATGAAACTTCAGTTACTGATTCATCTAGGACCTGCCAAGAATTGCTGGTAGATAAATCAAGTGATGTTCCGTCACCATAGGTATCTTCTAGTGCTTGATATATTCTTCCTTCATACCAAACTTTAGATCCTTGGCTGTAAATAGCACTAACGCTACTAGTATAAAGTCCTCGGTATTCAGGATCTCCCATCTGTTTCCAACCAACAGTCGCTGTGCTGATTAAGGTATGGGAACTTGAATCATCTATACCAAAATCTTTGAGATCAATTTCTGTTCCGGTTGTGGCGTTTACTACTGAAGTTGCCAATTGTATAACAGTATCTGTAATTCTTATTGCGTATAAGATTGTGTAATCTTCAGGTGGTGGAGGCGATGTAGCTAGAGATTTATCATCTCCGGCATATGTGCCGTTGAGATACCTCACAAGTTGGCCGGTAATATAATTATGATTTCTTGAAAACGTAATTGTATTCACTGCATAATTTACAGCACTGGTTCCATTAAACGTCAGAATCTGTGTTGTTGATCCTGCTGTTGTACCAGTATATTTGTAAAGATAAACTCTGCCTAGATCGTTAAGAGATCCAGGAGCAGAGATTGACATATAATAATTTGCGCCAGAAACTCCAATAGAGATACTCGATCCAAACTTTTCATTTGCTTCAATTCGAGGGCTAAGAATTGTATGTTGCAATTCCCATGCATTATTTTTTCGTTTGTATAGAACCACCATACCTTGTTTTACTGGTCCTAGCGATCCCGACGAATTGGCGTAGACTACGTCAACCAGTTTCCAATCTTCATTTCTAAAATTCACAGACAATGTGTTCAGAGTATTGGTGCTGCCATCGCCGGGCTGTTGATCGTTAGTGGCTTCCCATAATTTTCCATTTTGCAACACTATATCGCCGGCACGATAAGATGCTGCTGGTATAAGTGGATCTATATAGCTGTCCTCGTAAATTCCTTTGAATCTACTAGGTACTCCAGAAGCCAAAGGAGCTCCTACTGCTAACCAAACATTATCAGGACTGATAGCAATGGCATCTCCAAAACTATTTGCCGTTGTATTTGTAAATTCAGTTTCTGGTTGTAGTATTTCTTTTACAGATAATCCTGTGACAGTTTCTGAGTAAACCATTACAGAGTTGGCAGAGGGTATTCCTGTAATAACCTGTTTGAGGTTGTCAGCATATACCACAGCTCTTCCTGTATTTCTGGGATCAGTGGCTCCAAAATTGGTGATTGGTTTTTCAACGTACAGTCTTTGTTTTTCAACAACTTCCCAATTGCCTACAGTTGCGTCGGTGTTGTCGATCCATAACTTTGATCCTTGTTTTAACAGAGCTGCGGTTTGATCTCCAAGGTCTTGATAAGAATTAAATCTGGATTGTGTCAACTGATATATGTTGTATTGTATAGAACTTATATCTGGAGCACTTGGCACAGGACCGGGGCCGTCTTGGACACCAAAGGTATAATCAGTAACAGCTACAACTTTATAAAATCCGGTGAAATTTACAATGTCTTTTATGCCTACAATTTCATCTACTGTTAGTCCGTGTTTTCGACTCACAGTTACAGTAATTACGCTTGTGGTAGAATCTTTGACGATGTCTTCAATTATTAGGGCTGTGTTGAGGTTTAATCTCAACACTGTCCAAGATGCATTATCAAAGGTAATCCATATATGAGAATTTTCAACCAAAGACGAAATATCCAGTGATAATATGTCTTCTCTTGATCTTACAAATAATTCTATTTGATCTGTTTTAACGTATCCAGCATTTCTAGTAATTCCTTGATAGACGGTCAATGGATTGATGTCAACACTATAAGGAATCAAGGACCTAGTAAAGTTAGTTTGATTTACTCTTAGATATTTGTCCAATGAATTTTTAGAAATTGGTCCGTTAGTAATAACTATGGCCTGAGGATTTACCAGTAGATTATCTTTGACAATTTCAAATTCTATTTCGTTGAGTTGATCTATGCCTCCCAATCTACCAACATTAAATGCCCATTCTTCATCTAACACAATGCTGTCGGCAGTGATTCTGCTGAGCTTGTCAAAAACCTTGACCACAGCATTGGCTGTGCCTTTTTCTCTAATAAATCCTTGATACAATTTAAATTGAGTAACATTATCTTCTGCAAGATTTTGTAAATATTCTCTAGTTTGATATCCTATGAGGTGTCTTGCTAGTTCACGCTGACTGGCGCCGGCGCCGTCGGCATCTACATTATAGTAATCTTCAAACTGGCTGACTCTGACATCAAAATTGCTGATCAATCCTTTGGCAGGAGTTGTGTCTAATTTAGTCCAATTACTGTCTTTGAATTGAATAGCACCCTGTTGATTTACAAGGCTGGTCCAATTGTAAGATTTATAATTGACAATGTCACCTAGTTTGTAATCTGTGAAGGGTTGCCATATCTGTATATTGACATTGTCAAACAAGAATCCCGGACTAGTATAATCACCGTCCCAGTCAACTGTACGGAATCCGCGACTCTTTATACGTTCTTGACGATAGCCTGTTGGCTTGTCATATAACACATCATTAAAAACTGTACGATCATCAAAAATTGTTACGTGTTCTTTCAAAACAAAATAACATCTAAAAAAGTATATGCCGTCCGAGTCGTTGACAACATCTACCGTTATTTTTTTAAACTCTCTGTTGACATTTATAAATTCCACAGGCAAAATGGTTCCATCAACTTTTAAAATATTATAATCATAAAAGCTATCAAGCAGATTGTCAGCAACTCCGATATCAATATTCAACTCTATTTTTGCAGCAGCTGGACTTAACGTGATTAGTGAACTTTCGGCCCATTTATGTTTTGACCAAAACAACAACTCTTTTATCGATGTTATCCAATCTTTAGCCGATTCTAGATTTCCGTCATAGCCGGTGAACTCAAATCCCTGTGATTGTAGATATGCATCATACCCTATGATAAAATCTGCTATGTCTTGTAGAGATGAAAATACTGTGCCGTAAGGTAGTTCTTTTACCGTGGCACTGTTTACCGTTCTTCTTCTAAAAACTTCTATTGCACCTACCAACGGTAATTTTGCTATTCTTTGCCAAAATTGTGCATCAAACTCTGCGCCACTGGTGTGTGATTTAATACATCTGTAAAAAATATCAGATACTCTAATTATTGTTCCATTACCAAATATCTTGTTAGCTTCCCAATCTATGAAATTTTCACTAACGCCACCGACTGATAGCAAAGGATCATTGGAACTTTTTGCAGCTTCGAAGTATCTAAAATACGGTTCGTTGATGTCATATCCAAACAGTTTGAAACCGCTGGCTAGTTTTTCAACTACTACTGCACTGTAACTTGGACTGGAAATTGGTGCGCTGATATTAAAATTAATGTCATAATTTTCTTGAGGAAGAAAAATATTACTGGTGCTGGCGCTGGGATTTTTACTGTCTAAAATATATTTTTGTTGACTCTGATCTACAAATCCGCTTAATCTGGTAGATAAATTGACATCTAGATTGTCTATTTTCTTCTGAAGCACAGATTCAGTTAGTCCTCTTGACCTCAAATAATCTACAACATAATTTACAAGTCCAGAAGTTTGATTGCCTCCGGACGTCGGAATAACAATGTCCGAATTTTTAAAGAATAAATTTGTGTTTTTATTAACTGTTTGGCCAATTTTGTTAACTTTGATTCTAGATTTATCAAGAGTTTCAATGATAAATTCATAAGGTCTCATTAGACATAGAGCCAGCATAATAACAAATGGATAATCACTACTGCTGCGCCAGGCATATTCCACTGGAGCTAGATCACCAAATTTAAATGTGCCTTTGTTGTTGTATAAAACAAAATTAGTAGCTGCTCCGGATTCAAATGGGCTTAATAGGTTGCCGTCACCGTCTACAGGAATATGATTTAGCAGAGTGGCTCTTTTATATCTATCATACGTTCCTACTCGAGGTCCTTGGCGAATTATACCACTTGCTAGATCTTCCCACAATAGTAAATTATTTTTTGTATACGGTGCAGCACCGTATTGATCTTCCCACCAACTAGGTTGTTGGCTAAATCCCAACATTTCCCAAGGACAACGATGTGGCCTATCAGTATCGTACAACCAGGTGTACACTCCTCTCCACCATCCGGGCAAATTTAGCTGACCGGTTGGGTCTCCCATATTTGAATAGGTATATGTGAAAGAATCTTCACTGTCAAAAAATGTGTTGGTTAGATAGTCTACATTTGTTTCACTAAACCATCTTAGGAATTCAGAACTAATCACGCTGTCTAATTCTTGTTTGGTATATGTAGATGATCCGTAGTATCCTCCAAGGATAGCATCTTGACTAAACAAATCTTCTGTGTATACTTGCTTGATGTTGTTGTAGATGCGTTTTTCTAATTCCAATAGCACATCATCTCTAAAATCACCGTAGGCCACTGTGATACTGCCGTCATGTCCCTGGATAACATTAATTGGCGTCACATAAGTATCATCTAAAAACAAAGACGGAATAAAAGTTTTATATAGACCTAATTTTGAAGGAGTTGGTGGAATAAAACAGAAACTTGAAGAAACATATTCTTTTATTTGAATAACATCTCCTTCTGCTAGAGATTTAGAAATACTAACAAATCCAAACGTATCATTAAATGTATAATCAACGCCGTGTGTCAACTGTGTATTGTTGATATAGATATAAACTGCTGTTCTACTAAGTTGAGTTAAATTAAATTTTGTATTCAGTGCAAAGGTTGTGATTTCTGTGTCTTCTACAATGTATTCTTTGAGATTGTAAGCACCACTACCTACCATGTCAGAATCTGCAAACGCATCTTTTTGTGTTTTAATTTTGGACATAGTGGCCAAAATATCATCAACAAATTCAACAGGATCTAGATTGTATGTGGCAGTTTCAGCAAATTTAATAAAGTTATTTTTAAATTCTGTATAAGATTTTTTTGCAAATTGAATAGATTTAATAATGTTTACGTGCTTGTCGCACAGCAACATTATTGCTGTAGGTGTAATTCCCGAATGTTTTAAAAATCTTCGTGATAGATTTTGATACCCAGTAAGATCTCTCAAATTGCTCACACCTGGATATGATCCGCTGAATTGTTCGAATAGGTCTATTGCTGTTGAAACATGGTCAACTGCCTGTCCTAGAGTAAATGTTTTTACTTCTCCGTTTAAAGGATTTTTTTCAAGTCCTACTGGAATCTCATAATATCCTAGATGAGGATCTGCATCTGCAAAAACCTTAACCGTAACAATGTCATTTATTTTAAAACTATTAGGAAATGTAAAAATATTTTGATTTCTAGTGTAGCTTCCAGAATATTTTATTCCATTAATGTAGATTAAAATTTTGGAAATTTCACTGTCTTGAACATCTGTCCATTTGATTCCATTGCTGACGATTCGTGTTGAAACTTCAGTAACCGTGGTACTGTAAATTACCGGCTGTAAATATGTTCGATCAGATTTAAGCCATCCGTTAGCATAACTTCCGGTATGTGTAAATTTGTAATAACCTTGTCTTATGGTTTTAAAAAATACTTCTTTACTAGAGTGATAATCAAATGTATCTACATCCCAATCAAAATTAAATTCAATATCCCCTACATTGTTGATGTTTAGATAACTTAGACTAAATCCTAATTCTTTATCAATAACACTGTTTCCGACTTTATAACTTACTAGTTTAGTTCCTAAGAAACTGCTAACAGGATATGTATCCATGTCTCCGTAACTGACACCATTATCATCAAATACATCAAATAACGGACTTTGATTTACTGCGGTTTTCTTTTGACTGGGAACCCAAGATGTACCGGTAAAGTGGTACATTATTCCTTTGTTTAGTAAACCTCGTCTAACAAACACTCCGTCACCAATGGTAGAAGTTGCGTCGACAGTTTCTACCAAATTGATTTGTCTACGATTGTTGTGAATTATAAAGTTTACTGTATAAATTCTATTGTTGGCTAGTGTATCAGTATCTGCTGTGACCAATAGTCTAGCACCATTAAATAATTCTTCCCCGTCAATGTTGTATCCAATACTGCCTTCTATGGTTGAAAACACGTCGGTGGTAAAGGTGTCAACAAAATCAACTGGAGTTTTTGCTAGACTGCCGTGATTGAATAACTGTAGGTTTGAAGTAAATTCAATGATAGGTCTTTTGGCTCGAGCTGTTTCAATTGAGTCAAACTCGCTGTTGTTGAGGGAGTGTGCTTGTTCTAGAACTGATCTGTGAAACCATCTATTGTATCTGCTCCAAGGATTTGAATCTTGACTGGCTCTATTAATTGTAATGTAGTCTTTTGATTCTGGATATGTGGCCGCATCATCAAAAGGCTCTGTATCAAATCCGCCGTCGTCAAACAACACTTCTAAACTTGTTGTGCTAAGAGTTGGAGGGGACAAGTCTTGAAATCTTATTAACCTAATAGATTCTCCAACACCTTCTATTACCCAAGTGTCTGTGGAATATTTTGTAGGCGTCACTTGACCAGAAAATCTAACTTTCATACCGTTGGTAAATGTAATAGCGTTACTACTGACATATGTGGCTTTGCCAACAACTTCATTAGTAATATCTATTTTGGTATTTGATTCAATATCAGCAATAAGGAACCTGCCAAATCTATTGATGTCTGTGGCGCTTTGATAAAACAACACATCAGGTGCATCGAAAGGCACAGTAAAAGTCAAGGTGCCATTGGTTGCGCCTTGACCGGTGATTCCTGTATTATAGTCTAATGCAGTGGCCTGACTAGCTGCTTCAACATATTCCCAATCCTGGCTGTCTTCATCTATGGTGCTTCCATCAGTGATTGCAATAAAAGTTTTGGCTTTCCATAACTTGTTGTTGAATACAGCAAATTGACCTTGTTGATATGGTAGATAAGGTTTGTAAACTAATGACCCTGTATCATAAGCAGTTTTAATAACAAAACCCTCACCCGGCGCATTGACTTGAAACTTGTATGTTTGTCCTCTATAGAGTGTGAGGGTGGGATTCAATGATAGTCCGTCTGGGAAGAATATCCAAGACGATCCTACTCCTAATCTTACTCTATATGTGCTGGTTATAGACTGTTGTTGTCCGAATATCGTGATAGGCGGGGGACCATCTGGTACCCAATAATATTCACGGAAATTTACAAACTTGTCCCAATCAATTGGTGGATTCCAAGAATAATGATCTTGATCTGTGATTAGATCATCTCTTTCTAGATGGTTACCAAAAAACTTTAATTGATTTTTAAAATCAATATAATCATAAAAATTTTCTACTTTATCTTTGTCTTTGACTGTGACGCCAGGTTCTAATTGATATCTACTTCTAAGAGTTGCATCTGTGTCTAAGTATACATCCGAACCATTATAAGTTTTACCGTATCTACGACCTACATAGCCAACTGTTTTAGATAATGTGCCAGGTTGAACCAATGGATCAACAACTGCAGACATAAATTTTGCATTGGTTTCGGTCTGAAAGACTTCTGGTAGGAGTTCTACAGTTCTACGAATCGGTAACTGACTTTGAGGGAAAATATCTTTTGCCATAATCTTATTGTGTTGAGTTTACTATAGATGCTACTTCTGCACGTATTTCAACCGCGGTAATTGCTGTAACAATCACGATATCATCTACTGTTGCGCCGCTGATAAAAATTTCTTCTGGTTGACTTTGTATTTCAAATAGACTACCGAATGTTTGATCTGGTTGTCTAGGTACAATCACAAGATTACTGACGTCCGGTGCAACTTCGTTAGTGATGTATGTAATTAATTCTCCTAGGTAAAATCTGTCTCCAAAATCCCAATTGTTAATATCAAAGAAACTGGTGATTGCAGTGACTATTCTTACCTTTAGATCATTGTCGTTAATTGTTTTATAGGGATTTTTAACTACTTTGAATTGTGCTTGAAGTTTAGGATCTGCCGTGCTTCCAAATAAAATTTTGTAATTCACAGGATGATAGATTAGTTCATCACTAATAGATTTAATTAAATTCAACTGTTTACCAAATGCTATTCTCAATGCGTCACTGGTCGGAACTTCGGGTTGGCTTATGGCGCCCGATATATACTTTCTAAATTCAGTATCGTAGGTTCTTGTTAAAAGAAAAATATCCATTATATTACTTACACTAGGATCTATTCTTCGATCAATGTTGGCATTGTGAATATATTGAAATTTGAGGTCTGCTCGACCTATCACTGCTTTGTAATCAGATTCGATTATCAATGTGTTAGTGCCTAGATCAACACGCTTTATTCTGTTTTCATTACTGGCATAAAAATAAATTAATTGACCGTTGGCATAATCAGAAATAATGATATTACTTTCAGTTTGTCTAATTAGGATAGTGTCATTGACGTTATCAACATAAGAGTAGGTTGTGTACCCGGAAGCATCTGTTGTTTTATAAAAAAACAAGTATTTTAGATCTAGATCTTGGCCAACTATCTGTTCAAACGAATCAGGATTGTCAATAACGCCATCGTCGTCACTATCAGCAAATGACAGTTTTATTTCATTGGCGCTTTGATAACCATCTTCAAATTTAATTACATCACTAACTTCAAATGTTTTGTCATTTTTTAATGCAGTAATCAACCCATTGTCGGCATTGATGCCAAGAATGTTAACTTTGTCTTTAACTGCTTTTCCAGTTTTTCTATCAAAGGTTTTTTGATTTACATCAAAATAAAATCTGTTCTGTTCTAGACTTCTAAAAATATAATCTAGTCCTCTAATTCTTACATTGTAACTGTCTGCTTGTCTAACAAACGCTATAATCCAGGCAGTGTCTAGATTACTGTTAGTAGTGTCTCCAGCACGACCTAGACTGAAATCATTTAATAGATCAATGTTTGCAGATGTAATAATTTTCCAAGAACTTTCTATAGACTCATATCTTAGGCCAAAATTCACATTTAAACTGATGAGATTGGTCATTTCATTTTCTAGAGCCGTTGGCAAGTTGTTGATGAATCTAGGAACGATCCGTGTTGCAATTGCTCCGCTAGGTACAACATCATTAAACACAATAGGGCCAAGTCCGTTGGCTAATACTCCGCGGCCGGCGTTAGTTCCATCTCCTGTAATCTTAACAATCTTGACCCAAATTCTATCTGTTTGTTCTACATCTGTTGCACTGATGTTGACAATTGCACCCTTTTTAAAGGCCTTACCTGCAGGAGGTTCAAATTTAATTAGTGCTCCCGCAAACACATATTTCAAAGAGTTAGTGGTATATGTTCCAACTTTGAACAATGATTGATCTATGTTGTTGATAAAATAACCTGTGGATGAATTTACATCGTTAGTAGTTTGAGCCCAAAGTGTATTTGAATCTGTAAATTGTATTTTAGTGAAATTTGTTAGATAAAAATTATACACATCCGTGTTGGTCAACAGGGGTTCTATATTGTTTCTAATATAATTTATAATGTCAATTCTATTAGTATACTTAAAAGACTCTGTTCTTTCTGTTTGTTCTTTGTATATTACTCCATCGTCTGCGAAAACATTTACACTTGAGTATTTTCCGCTGGCATCTATTACATCAAAATTTCTACTAATGCCGCTGCTGGTTCGATTAATAGCTTTGACCTTTAAAATATCTTGGCTGCTAGACAATGGAGCTAGATTATAATCTTCTCCGGTGATCATGCGATTCTGTGTGTAATAAATTGCAGGAGCGCGAGATTTGATACTGTCAATGTCTTCTGAAGCTGTTGCAGTGCTGATGGTATATTTCAAACTACAACTAATTAATAGTTCGTGTCTCACTCCTGCTTTGTTTATATAAGGCACAGAGATATTAATTGCTCGCATTTCAGCGGGACTAACTGTGTAACTTAGCCCGTTGCTAACTCTATAATAGGCTTTGAAAGAGCCTTGGGGCAAGTTGCCATAGGTACCATCTGCAAATACCAAATCAATTTTATCATCTTCTTTGGTAATCACACTATAGATATTTCTTATGTTTGAATTGATACTGTTGTAGGCAATGTTGCTGCCTGTAATACTACTGACTTTGGTCCATTCAGATGCCTGTGTACCGTCTGAATTTGTGGCAAACAACCAAACATCTGAATCATTAATTCCAGTAACATCAACAGAAACCACTTCGTTGGTAGTAGGAACATCAACGCTAAAATCAGTTAATTCTAGACTGCCCTGTTTCAACAACATAAAAAATCCAGTGTTAGCACTAGCACTGCCTTTGCCGTCTTGTCTATAGATAAATCCCAATTGACTGCCCGGAATAGGCGGTTCTTCATAATAATCTTCTGCGCCAACAAAGCTGGTACTTACTAGTTCAAACGGCATCTTTCTACTGGCTACTATTTTTTCAAAGTTAAAAATTGGTACATCTGTAAAATTAGATCTAAATCTATACTGTTGTGAGTCAATGCCTTGAATTGTGTCTGTACCTTGGCTTCTACCAAATTCAGTGTTGTCTGCCATTGCAGAATTCATAACTAGAATAAATTGCTCTAGCCAATTTGAATTAGTAGGGTCATTCCATATGATTGTTTGGCTGGCAAGATTCTTGTTGTTGCTGTCTAATACCCCTTCAGTGGTAGACACTGTGTCAAATTTAATTAGGCCTTGTGCAGGAATATTTCTTCTGCTGTTGTAAGAAATCAGTCGTGATAGTCTCAACACAGATTCTTTGGTTTCAGCTAGTTCTAAAAAGTTTTCTCTGCTGGCTAGATCAGTACGGAAGGCCAAACTCTGCCCTAAAAACGCTACTGCATCTATCAGTGCTAGATATTCTGAACTTTCAATGTAATCGTTGAAATCTTCTGGATAATTTTCACGGAGATAGGTAATAATAACTCTACGCAGATTTTCAAAATCATAGCTTTTAAAGTCAGCATTTTTAAAGGTCTGATAAATTCTTTTCCAGTCCTGGTTTAAAATTAAATTGTTCTGTCGAGACGTAGTGGTCATTTTCTTTCCCTATACTGATATTTATCGTAAAAATAAAATGCGCATTTTATGTTATTGTGTTATCTCTATCAAAATTCAAACGTAGTGTATCGGTTATATCAAATGGAAGGATTACTATTTCTGCTTCTATACGTATACCTTGTTGAGTACTGTCTATGGACACTGAGTTTACTTTTACACGTTTATCAAAATTAATAATTTCTTCAACATCTTTGGCAATTGCCGATTTTATTTCTGGGGTGAAATTCTCAAATAGTGTATCCCAGATAATTGTTCCAAATTTGGGGTTTTCTAGTTTTTCACCTTTTCTAATATAGAAATGGTTGATAAGATCTTGTTTGATCAATTCTGCATCGTATAACTTGTAGTTTCGTTTGAATTCTTTAGAACTAAATCCCTTGTATCGAAAGTTGCCAGAATTTGCATTTCCTATGCTGGCTTTGTTTTTTGCAATGACTTTGTTAGTGTATATTTTTGCCATAATTTATTTCCTTAGAACGGAGTATCGCTTGGTTTTTTATATTTGCGCCAATCAACTGGTGGAGTTCTCATACTAGAACTTTCTCCCTCGTAGCGGCCATCTACGTCTCGATCTGTTAGACTTGGTTTGACTTTTGTAGCATCTAGATTTTCGTGGAAGGGGTACGGTTCAGCTGTGGGCATTCTTCTCACTATAACTTTTTTATCCACATCGTCTTCGTTAGGTGCAGGAAGATCCGGAAGGCTATGTGTCTTTAATATTTTTGGTAACACTGCTTGAGCTGCACTTCCGGGTGCGGCAGCTGCGGCAGCTGCGGCAGCTGTTGGTCCGTTCATGTGAATCTGAGAAGCAGTTTCTATATGTTGTCCTGACGAATTTATGTGAAGGGTTCCGCCGGTTGTTACTTTTCTGTCGCCTGTAACTGTATGATCTAAACTTCCATTGTGAGATATTTTTATATTTCCATTAATAGTAACATCCGTATTTCCACCATTAGAATTTTTAACTGTTCCGCCTTGACTTGCAAAATTTTCATTAACTGAATTATAAACTGTATGCGTAAAATTTTGTTGATAAACTTTATCTACATTTTCTTTTACATTATGCTTATAAGTTTTATCGTAAGTTTTATCAACATCCATTTTAATGTGTATTTTTTGATTAGCATCTACAATTAAAATGTGATCTTTTATCACATGGGTATGCATTTCTCCGTTTACTTTGATATTAAAATTACGGCCTGCTTCCATATTAATATCACGATCGGCAACAAAATTAAAATCTTGTTTGGTTCTAATATTAATACTGTCCTCAGCATAGATGTCAATTTTACCGTCGCTGGTAAATTCAATCCAGGCTGTGCCTCTACTGTTTCCGATATAAATCAAATCTTCACTATTATGGAATAACAGTTGATGTCCTGTTCTAGTCCTAATTCTAAAATGTTCGTTGTAGGGAATATCTTTTAGTCCTTCGGGATTTTTTACATAGGTAGGAGATCCGTCAGTAGGTTTTGTTTCTCTATAGTATCTATCATCGCCGTCATCCATGACAAAATGTGTTCCGCCAAGTCTTTGAACTGGGACCGGAACTGGCGTAGGACTTTCTCTATTTCCCAAAAACTTTTTCTTGCCGTTTCTATCTACAGGCCCAGGACTGCTCATTCCGAACACCATGTTTGGCACATCTCGTCTTGATGTAGAAGTAGTAGTGCCTCTTACTTCATCTCTAGTTAGTCCTTGGATTTTAAATCGTCTAGCGATAGGATGTACAGCTCTAGGTATTTTATCAATTTCTAAATTCTTGTCACCTTCATTGGCTTTTCTATTGTGTTCAACTACCGGCAACGGATGTTCTGCTTGCTTGTAGTCTTCATCTGTTTTATATACAGTAGTTCCGCCAATAGCAGGGACCATGTGATTTTGAAATTTATCTTGAACATTTGCCACCCAATATCCCTGATCTGGTTTTCCGTCTATGAAAAGCACAATGCCAGTTACACCAGTGTCAGGAGGAACGCCCCAGAATCCATAGCTCATCTGGGCATCATCTGCTGTGACATTTTGTCCAGTAAACTCAAAAGGTGTGCATCCATAAAACGGGCTGGCATATTTTACAAAATAGGTTTGGCTTTCATTACCTACTTGATTTCCAGAATCTCTAATAAGCACAACTTCGAGCCCGCCTTGAAACAACAAATCTGCATGACCTATTATTTTGGCCAAATAAGGAGCACCGGTAAGACTACCCTGTGAATTTTCTCGTTGGTCTTCTCTTTTTTCAATCATATTGCGCTTCCAGGATTGTTTATGTACGTTCCGCTATCTGGTTCCGGTTTATCTGTCGTTGTTGGAAAAACACCGCCACCACTACCACCTTGATCTTGAGCAGGAATTCTAAAACCTGATATTACCTGTGTGAATAAATTTCCTTTAAATCTAGCTTCTGCTTTTGTAACCTTAAACAATCCGCTAAACGGACTGGGACTTTGACCTTCGGGAAAATAATAGCCGCCGGGAAAATTTGCTGCTGCGGCTCCGGCATCTGGATCTGCGGGAGTTCTAAAATTTACCACCACCCAAATATCAGTGGCTTCGTGATTCATGGTTCCATTTTCAGTTACTTGATCATCACTATCACTATGAAAATTACTGTATCCAACTTCAGGAAGGAAATAAGGATCACCTAAAATTTCTAAATCTAAATTAACTTGATTTCCCACACTATTTAGATAGGCCATATAAAATTCATTGGCAATTTTTTGTTCGGTACTGGTTTGACCCGATCCACCTTTAAACGGAAGATTTCCCGTGACCATATCAAATTTTGCAGGAGCAGCATTTCCTCCCACTGACGGAGCTGCGGCTCCTTCGGCTTGTTTGCTGGACATCTTGGGGCCGGTTACTGATCGACCTGTAGAATCACTAGCAACTCCGCCAGAGTCTTCAACCTTGTTGGGATCTATGGCTGTGAACAACATATTTTTAATGTCAATGTTGAATTTAATGATATCTGTGTTTAGACCAGTGTATATGTAGTTGTATTCTTTTTGTGCGGCTTTTTTGCAGCCTGCTATTCCTTTACTTGTGCCTTCTGGCGATAGGTAAGCACTGTGATGTATTTTATAAGGCTGCACTCTAAAAGTAATATCTTTAGCATAATCCTTAAGTTTAGGATCAAATTGCTTCTCAAAAAGTTTAACATCAACATCAGTTTTCCACCAAGTTACACGGCCTTGATCATCAATTAGGTCTTCCTTGGTTACTCGATCTCTAGCTTCTTTGGTGCTGAGAACAACCTGATCAATGATGTTTGTGATACTGGTATCTTGACTAAATTGCAGAGACTTTTCTTTGGGATTGATAGACATTTTTCCTCTAATGATTTTTCCGCTGGCTTCATCGTAGATGTCTCCTGCACGTTTGGGTTTTTCAGTTCCGCCTTGGCTTTCTGGTGTAAACTCTAGATCATTGCCGGGGCCGCGGCCATAGGGATTATCTCCTACAAATACAATATTGTATTTGTCCTCATAGGTTTTTTTCTTATCTTTTACTAGTTGATTTTCGCGTTTATTTAAAAAGGATACCAAACTATATTCAGGATGATCAACTAGTACTTCGTTACTGTTTTTGCCTACAAGTTTTACGTCGTTGAAAACCTTGTTCATCTGCTCCGATAGTGCCACATGATTATAGGGGAAGCATTCTATCTTGTAGGTACTGCCAGCTTCATTGACTGTAAAATTTGCATTCATTAATTTTACCAACCAATTAAACGGACCCACAGTCATAGTGGAACTGGGGCCTGTCCAACCTTGAAATTCCAGTCTCAATACATAGGCGGCATTCTCAAGATAGCTTTTGTATCCCGAATTTATTGCGGCCGCCTGACAGCTTTGAAGAAATAGTCCCATACTATAAGGTTCAAATAGTTCAAATTCAAGTTTTGACCAAGGTCCCGACCCTGTGCCTTTAGTAGGCACTACAAAATTTGTTATTGAAACATTGTCAATGTAATATTCAGGAGCACCGTAGGCTGTTTGTACTCTTGCAGCACCGTCTCGACCTCCACTTGATACAATGACATTAGGTAATGGGCCGCTGCGATAAGATTGAGAATTTAGCTGTGCTGGACTAGCACAAGAAAATGTAAACAAACAATTGTATGAGGTAAATTGTTCTAAGATATTAGGTAACGCCATAATTAATTTCCAGCAGTGGTTGACAAGGCAGCATCAATATTGGCTCTAGCTGGACAAAAAATTGTAGTTCCGGGAGAAAAATCGTAGATGGGATCTTTTAGTATTGATCTGTTTCTTTGTGCAAACACCCACCATAATTTTGCATCCTGATAAAGATCAAATGCCAATAGATCTGGGCGGTGTCTGTATTGATTTTCAATGACATATTTGAAATCATCATCGGAAGTTGGAATTGTTCTTAGAGTCAATAATTCCAAGTAAAGTGTATTTTGTTTGGTAATATACCAGGGACTAGTTTTTTTATAAATTGCCATATATTAGAAAGGAATGTTGCCGCCGTTTTTGGCATACGATTGGAAATCAAATCCTCTTTGAGAACTTTTACTGTATACAGGTTGGCAGGTAATTTGTATGGTGCTTAATCTAGGTACAGATGAACCAGCTGCAAGTATATAGTGAACATCATCTTTGAAATCAACCTGAAAAGATTTTATTACTACGGGAATATCTTTTAAAACTGCACCATATCCCGACAAGGTACAAATAGGAGGAGGATTTCCTTGAAAAGAACTTTTGCCATAAAACATTTTGGTAAGGCCACGACCTAGAGCAATGGTACGCAACCAATTAGCAGCGTCTTCTTCGGTTTCAACTGGAAACTCTCCGCTGATTGAAATATCGTCCGAAGTGCTGTTTTTATAAACAGGGTGTGGAAAATTTGCGTGGACTAACTCTTGATTGTTGTAGTTTGCTTTGTTTGATAGACTAAATGTTGGTGTTGTTGGAAAAACTATTTCTCCAAATACTGAATAAATTTTTATACGCCAATCACCTTCCTTACCGGGATATACTTGCACCACTGAAGCTTCTTCGCCTAGTGCTAGAGTGGCTGTACTGGGAATATTTTTTGCTCTAGCGGCACTGATCAAATCAAGTCCTATACTTGCCAATGCGGCAGCAGTTTGTTGTCCTGCACCGTTCAATAATCCAGTGGCTAATCCAGCAACACTACCGCCTGATGCGATGTTCTCAATAACACCTCGACCAGCTGTGGCAAAACTACCTGCAACTCCTGACAGTGATGTCAAACCATTTTGTGCAAAATTTTGCACAGTTCCGGATAAATTACTAACACTAGATGAATTTAATTTGCCAGTGATACCATTCAAGCTGCTGCCAAAACCACCACTTAGTCTATTGACAGTGGCATCTAGATTTTGTTTGTCAAAATTTACACTAGGCATACTGAAATTGCCAGCAGACTGATTTGCAGCATTGGCTAGATTACCAAGACTACTGCCGATGCTTGATGCTAGATTTTTAATAGGGTTTATAGACAATGACATAATTAATATCCGTTTTGTCTATTTATTCTTTGTAAAATGTGCTATTATATTACTAAAAGGAATAACACTTAATGACTATCATTGCCCAGCCACCCAAGATCAAATACCTTACCAACAAGGATTTGCTCCGAGAAATACATCTTAGTAAAAATACCTATTGTAGTTTTACTCTGCCCGAATACAGCGAATACGATCTTATTGTTGTTAATCTTGCAAAAATCAATGTGAGAACTGTAGCAGAAGCCAAAAGAAACAGAGCTGTAAAAATGGCCAAACAGGCTCACGAGGCGGCAGTAATTGCCGGGGGTAAAAAAATATCCATTAAAGAATTTGAAGTAGACTATCGCAAGGTGCAAAAGCAAGATTTAGTATTTCGCGTGATGACTTTTGATCATATTCCGCTGGCGCCGGGGCGCAAAAAGACTCTAAAGAATACTGCTGACAGTCACGACAAAGTTAACTTTCCTCCTTTTCAGCACTGGAAATTTGATGACAACGACAATTTAATCTGTGTAGGAAAAAGCCATTGGAAAGGTGGATTACTCGATGGCGAGTTCAACAAAGAACACGGACGAATGACTAACAATCTAGCTCGTATGTTTATAAAACTATGTGAAAGATATGCCACTCGTGGCAATGTTAGAGGATATACTTACAACGACGAAATGCGTGGGCAGGCCATCTTACAGCTAACGCAGATTGGCTTACAGTTTGATGAATCAAAATCAGACAATCCTTTTGCCTACTACACTGCGGCTGTTACTAACTCATTTGTTAGAATCATTAATATTGAAAAACGCAATCAAAATATTCGAGATGATATTCTAGAAATGAATGGAATGAATCCAAGCTGGACTCGACAGAATAGTGGAAACGGAGTCAGTGGGGCTGTTAGTACCAGTTCAGTGGATGGCAGTGATTGGGATTGACCTAGTTGTTGTAGATGTGTTACAATAACTAAGGAGATTCTATGAACCTATTTAAAAAAGTAGCTTGTTTTACTGACATACATTTTGGCCTAAAAGGTGGTAGTCGCACACACAATCAAGATTGCGAAGATTTTGTTTCTTGGTTTTGTGATACTGCTCAAGCACAGGGTTGTGAAACTGCTATCTTTCTAGGTGACTGGCACCACAATCGTAGTACTACAGATGTTAGTACTATGAATTATACTGTCAGCAACTTAGAGAAGTTGAGTCAATCATTTGAGAAAGTCTATTTCATCTTAGGCAATCACGATCTGTTCTACAAAGACAAACGTGAGATTAACTCCGTAGAGTTTATGCGCCTGTTTCCTAATATTATTCCGATTAGAGAAACGCTAACCCTAGGCGATGTTACTATTATGCCTTGGCTGGTTGCCGATGAGTGGCGGGACATTCCTAACATCAAAAGCAGATATATGTTTGGACATTTGGAACTGCCTAGCTTTTATATGAATGCCATGATACAGATGCCAGATCATGGCACAATTCAGTCTGGGCATTTTGTAAATCAGGAATATGTGTTTACAGGACACTTTCACAAACGTCAACACAGTAGAAACATACATTATATCGGTAATGCGTTTCCTCACAACTATGCCGATGCAGGCGATGACGATCGTGGTATGATGATGCTAGAGTGGGGTGGAGAGCCTGAGTTTAAGTCTTGGCCTAGTCAGCCTACCTTTAGAACATATAAACTGAGTCAGATCATTGACAAACCAGATCAATTGCTACGAGAACGTATGCACTGTCGTGTGACTATTGATTTGCCTCTCAGTTTTGAAGAAGCCAATTTCATCAAAGAAACATTTATGCCGCAGTACAAACTGCGAGAACTCATGTTAATTCCGGAAAAAGTTGAAGTTGATGCTAACTCAACTCCGATTGATATCAACTTTGAAAGTGTAGACACCATTGTGATGAATCAGATAAACGCCATTGACAGCGATACCTTTGAAAAGAGTCTGCTGTTGGAGATATATAACGACCTATGATTAAGATACAGAATCTCACCGTTCGTAATTTCATGAGCGTGGGCGCACAGACCCAGGCCATCGACTTCGATCGCGGACAGCTCACACTAGTCTTAGGTGAAAACATGGACCTAGGCGGAGACGACTCGGGTGCCAGAAACGGCACAGGCAAAACCACCATTATCAATGGCCTGAGTTATGCTATCTATGGCAATGCATTAACCAACATCAAGAAAGATAATCTTGTAAACAAAATCAACAACAAAGGCATGTTGGTTACCATGAGTTTTGAAAAAGACGGAGTGGACTATCATATTGAACGTGGTCGTAAGCCCAACGTTTTAAAGTTTACTGTCAATGGACGAGAACAAGAAAATCTAGATCAAGACGAAAGTCAAGGTGACAGCAGAGAAACACAAAAAGCTATAGAAGATGTGTTTGGTATGACTCATGACATGTTCAAACATCTTGTGGCATTGAACACCTACACAGAACCGTTTTTATCAATGAAAGCTGCTGATCAACGAGCCATCATTGAACAGTTATTGGGTATTACCTTGTTGAGTGAAAAAGCCGAAGCTCTTAAAGAATTGATCAAGATCAGCAAGGATTCTATAGTTACAGAAAATACCAAGATCGAAACTATAAAAATATCCAACGACCGCATACAACAAAGCATA